TTCTTAACAAAGACTCTACCCTCCTATGGAAAGGCCCTTGATAAGGCCCTACATAGTCGCACACCGCTAACGTTACCAGGTCTCCAAAAGAGACCCGGTACTCAGCTCCCCAGGTTTCTGGGGTGGTTGATTAGCCGTGTTGTCGATGCCAATGGATACCCACGCAGTGATGCGTCGGTACTTGCGCTTGGAGCGCTGAGGCAGATATTCTACTTGTTCTACAAGCTAGAATTACCAACATCTGTCATTGCGAGCAATCGCGTGATAGATACGTTCATCGAAACAGAAAGGGAACTGGCAGAAATGTCTTTTCCTCCAGCTGCTTCGGTTGTTCTATCAAAGGCCCGTGTCTTGGTGACGCGGGTTCTTGGTGGGATTCGTGCAGAGGACATAGTTCCTAAACACGGTCCAGGATCTGTTTCTACAGGTGAGGAGGTACACGAGAAATCATATTTTCGTACTACTTACACAGCCCTTGACAAAGTGTACCCCTTTGAGGAGTACATGATGCTAGGAATGTCTCACGTGGCAGACAGACTCGTGGATAACGAGCTACCCTATAGAGTTGAGGAGGTACCGACCGCGAAGGTCGTACTAGTACCTAAGGACTCAAGGGGACCAAGGCTCATTTCATGCGAACCACTGGCCATCCAGTGGATACAGCAGGGGTTACGTAGTGTGTTCTATGACACTATTGAGGCTCACCCATTAACCGCTGGTCACGTTAATTTTCGTGATCAGTCGGTGAACAGAAACCTCGCTCTTGTTTCTTCGGTTACGAGGAGGCTCGTTACCCTAGACATGAAGGATGCGTCGGACCGGGTATCACTGCGATTAGTTGAGGAACTTTTCGCAGGTACGCAGTTACTGGAGGCCCTAAAGGCCACTAGGAGCACTGCCACCCGGCTACCGGATGGGAGAGTAGTGCAGTTGAAGAAGTTCGCACCTATGGGGTCGGCATTATGCTTTCCCGTGGAGGCGTTAGTATTCTATGCACTTGCTGCAGCAGTAATCAGCGTAAACAGGGGTTTATCGTTGCACAGTGCAACGAAGGATCTGTATGTTTACGGCGACGACATCATATGCAATGCACAAGACTACGCATTGCTGTTGGCATTTTTCCCTACAGTTGGACTTCGGTTCAACGCGGACAAATGCTGCCTGGGAGGATTCTTTCGAGAATCCTGTGGGTGCGACGCCTATAAAGGCGTTGATATCACACCTACTCGAATCAAGACCCTGTGGTCCAGTCGAAAGCAGATTGGTGCAACCGAACTCGTATCCTGGGTTGAGATGTCAAATCAACTCTGGATTAAGGGTTATTGGCGGATCGCTGAGTGCATCCGGACGATGGTAGAGGGGCGTTATGGCCCTATCCCCACCGGTAGTACTTACGACCCGCTCACGTACCAAAGTGAGCGGGGTTTCGATAATGACAGACACTTGCCTGGCCCACAGTTGGGAACGCAAGCAAACAACGACTACGCGACCTGCGTAGCCATACATGGTAC